ACCACCGACTAGTCGGTCGTTGCTGTTGCGACCAATTGTACTACCAATTGCACCGCCTGCTAGGGCACCGATAGCAGTATCACCGCGGCTATTATCACGAGCTACTTCACGCATTTCGCATTGTCTCTGTTGGACGGTAACGAAGCGTGGTTGAACATTGACCACTGAAGCAAATTCTTGTGCCAAGGATACACTGCTAACCAAAGCCAAAAACATCGATACAGCTACTTTTTTCATATCAAACTCCAAAAAATGACAGACTTCCCAGGGCGTGTAGAGCCTCTGCCGAGCCATTGTGTCCCCTTGCTATGCAAGATCGCCCCTGCGAAAGCATATATATTTATTATACAGTGTTTTTACTGAGTTGTCAAGAATTAGATAAATCGTATAGCCCAGTTACTCCGGGCCCTTTACAATTACGATCATTCATAAATGTTAATACCATTTGTCTATTACTTCCAGCATTAAAACTGATATGGTGCCAAGGTCTACCAGATCCGACAGTTTTATATTCCAAGATAAATTGATCATATGGAATATTATCCCGAATCCATTGTGCTCTAGTATAGTAATCGGACTTGCTGGCCTGAGCATATTGTATATCGCACGCCATACCGTACATGTGTTGGCTTTTGGCAGCACCGTGCCCTGCAGCTCTAAAAGAACAGGTCATAAAAGCATCGGGATATTTTATTTTAATTGGATCAAAACAATTCTTAACCAAATTAGCTAAATTTTGAACCACAGCATCTACTGTAGTGCCGTTCTGTGGAGCTACAGAAGCTACGTCATACGGATAGACAACACCCGGGGATTTGGTAACTGTTTTTACATAGTAAGTGATGCCAGTACCGGTGGGTTTCGCCGGGCTAACATACAATACAGTATCGTCAACACTACTGCCGGGTGTCGGAGTAGCGGCAGGAGATGATGCCGGTGGCGGGTTACTAGATCCCGGAGCTCCGGGAGCCGGAGTAGAATCAGTACTAGCAGCATTGGCTCCGGCTTGACTTCCTGCGGTAATTGCTGCTGGGGAAATAGAGCCACTAGAAGCAGCAGCAGCAGTAGCTGAATCAACTGCTTGATCAGCAGACACTGATTGACCGTTAATAGTTTGGGGTTCGGTAATACCTTCTAATTCGACATCCATAATCGAATCATCAGGAAATGTAGGACTATTAATTATAGCAGTTATCTTGGCAGCAACAGCCGATTCTATGCCGTCTTGCCATAGTGCAATGGGTACATTATTAGCATAAACATTACTGCTATGATAAACATCATCAATTCCACCTAATCCCGGAATATACGGCATAGTCTTATCCTTATTTCAATGCAATGCCTGTAGTACCTTGTGTGTACTGATCAGCAGCATCTTTCTTACTGGCACTAACTGCCATAACATGAATTTTCTTCAGAGTAATGAATTCATCACTGCCTAGAATCATCCAAGGCATCATGCCCAACCCACCGCCTTGCATGGTCAATGCCAGCGGACGATGTAGTTTAATTTCATCATCAGTTTCGCTTTCAAAACCTGCAATTAGCTCATCGCTGTTAGCCAATTTTACGCTAACAACATCGCCCTGTGAATAACCTTTATTTAGAATTAACATATTTTCCCTCTTTATCTATTTCTTGCCAACTGTAATCCCCGAGATATTTAACTCGAGCAATATAGTCATAGTCTACAGGTTTTCCTGTTGCCCAACCATCGGGCCCCTGTAGACATAGTCTTGTAAATTTATGTCTTGTATCGAATACTAACCAATAATCCTGGCCATGTGATACTTGAAAATCGTATTTGGCTGCATGTACTGCATCAGTAATTTCTAATCTACGTTTAATTTGATTAGCTTGACGCTGCAATACTTCAACCATTTCCATTATTCTATCATATTCCTGTTGAGCATGTAGACGTGCCACATTCAGCATTACATCTTTTTGCTTTTCAACAGGAACTAGATCAAATTTAGGACCGCCCGCTTCTGTAGCATAAGGAGTAACATTCCTATTAAAAAACGGAACAATTAATCCTCCTACTTCTACATCATAGCTAGACCTGCCTTTGGCAGAATTAGTGTTCTGTGTCATCCTTTGTTGGCATTGTGCACAATGCTTCTAAAGTTTTATAATGTTCGTAGGCCTTTTGCAATGCTTCAAAGTGTTCTAACTTCTCTGGATCAGGTGTGAGTATAGCCAATCTCTTTTCTATAGTTTCCAACAAATCGCCTATGCTACGACCCTTCCATTTGATATCGCCGTCGAAATTAGCATCGCCAGCAACTTCTAAACTAGCCTTTGTGGTAGTCAATGGAGCAGTAGAAATGGTATAGGGGCCGCCAGGTTGATGCCAATTATACGTTCCTGACATACTGCCAGTTAAATAAGAACCGCTAGAACCATTGGCACCATTACCTAGTATAGATCCACTGGTACTACTGCCAGTTACACCATTGCAGGTAATATTACCCCATATGGAATTCAGTGTAGAAATATCTATAGTAGTCAATGGCGATAACGTAGGATCGCTGCTCAAAGTAATAGAGTCTTTACTAATTTCTTGGGCTATTATACCTTCAGATTTTTCTTCACAGGATACTTCGGCAGCTTTTACACCACATAGTGCCTCTTTGATTTTATCAAGATCTTCTTTAGTCGCCATACCCGCCAGCCGTTTCCTCAATATATTTCTTGAGTTCGGTAAAGCCACCGATTAGATTTTCATTGATAAAAATCTGCGGAACAGTACGAGCAGTAGGCACTGCTTCTAATAAATCTTCTTTGGTATAACCGTCACCAATCTTACGTTCCTCAAAAGGAATACCGCGTTGATTTAATAATGCCTTGGCTTGCTCGCAGAAGGTACAGTGATACTTACTCCAAACTATTGCTTTTGTCATTGTTATTTTCCTTTTATTATAAATCAGGTAGTTCATCATAGCTAACATTGTCGCTCATCACACCAATTACATAATTGGTAGATTCATTTTCTTGCAGAGCAGTTTGTTTCTTACCTATGTTAACGTGTTTGTTAAACCATGGAATAGGACTACTCTTAGGATGTTCACCTAGATATTTAATACCTATGTCTTTAAGGCGAGTAAATGCTGAATAGTCAACAAAGTTCTTTAGAATATCTGCGTTAAGTCCAATCACAGGACCTTTCTTGAATAGATAGTCAGCCCACGCTTTTTCTTCTGCAATAACTTCCATATACATAGCATAGACTTCATCGGCACACTCAGTTTCTAACTGGGCAAAATCTGGATCATCTTTAACACATTGATTGATCAACCAAGCAGTCCATTCGGCATGTAGCAATTCGTCTTGTAGAATTAAGCTAATAATATTACCATTGCCGATATAGATTTTATTTTCAACCATGGCCAATGATGTAGCAAATGATACCATAAATCTTAGTGCTTCGAGTGCGTAACTGGCTTGCAGAGCCAACCAGATAGCACGTTTATGTTCCATTGTCGAAATTTCTTCACCCAACTCCTTGCGGCAGTTGAGCGTGTGTAACGCTTCGTAGTATCTACCGACATTAGCAGCCATTGACACAATTTCTTGCGTATCATGGATTTTATTAAATTCTTCTTTTGGTACACCATAGACATTCCTTATAATGTGACTGTAGCTCTTTGAATGAATATTCGTTTCGAACATCGACCAAATAGACACTAAAGATTCCAATTCAGGAATACTTACCACAGGAGTAAAGATTTGCACAGGAGCACGACCTTGTATGCTGTCTAATGCAGTTTGACGCAACAAATTCGAAGTGAATATATGTTTAACAGCCTCGCTAGCATCTTTATGATCCATTTTGTCTTTGGTAAGACTAATTTCTTCGGGAACCCAAAAAAATCCTCTCTGAAGTTCTTCAAATTTAGCAATTTTAGGATGCCTATATTCTTCAAATCGTTGAATAGTAACTCGTCCGTCTAAGAACATTTTACGCTTCAAATAATTTGTAGGCATAGATAAATCATATGGTCTTGTCATTTTTTTTCCTTACAGTTATTGAAATGCCATCTTGCCATTGCTATATAACCGCCTTCTTTGTTACAATGAGGGCAGATTTTATTAGGCCTTGGATTTTTCTTTAACGACTCTCTTATTTTATTTTTTGTTTCTAAACTATGTTTAGCAGGGCCATTCCCGCCATTCAATTTTTGTGTTTCACTAATTTTTTGTCGATGAGAAACACTTTTTGGTTTTCTCATCTTTGATTTAGTTTCTTCTGTTTTAAGTTTACCCTTAGTAGAAAGTGTTTTACCAAATACAGAAAAAATTCTTTTATTTTTATCTATATCAAAATATCTTGCATTAAGGCACAACGGATTAGATTTATTTTCTTTAATAATTCGTTGTTCGAACTTGAAGCATTCATCAGTATTTAAATTTTTATAAATTATTTTATATTCGAATGCATCATTTCCATCTTTTTTTCTTAATTCTAATACTTTTTTAGAAGATGTAAAATAAGTCTTCCATAAATCATCTTCCGGAAGAATATTTTTTTCTGTATGCTTGTATCTAGCACCGTAATAAAACTTGCCTGTTGGTATATGTCTAATATAATAGACATAGGCGGGAATAGTATGTAAATACATTTGCTGTAACTCCTCACAGTTATAGAGCCGGTGGATATTTCCAGTATCGCGATCGGCATTAGTATTTATCACACTATATTCCATTTTAAAGTTTGCAGGCCAGACAATCCTCTTCGTCGTCATATACTGTAACAGGCTCGACAGTGATTAATCTATCAGTTTGAGTATTTAAAATATTCTTAGCACCAGTTTTGTTTATCAAACTGTAGTACATGGTCTTCAAACCCCACTTGTAGGCCAACATTAGATTCTTGGCAATTAATGTGCCGGGAACCTTACCATCGGCAAAGTGTGCAGGATTATAGAAAGTGTTTGTACTCAACGACTGATCAATATACGCTGCCAACACTGCACTGGTCTTTAGATAACCTGCACAGTCTTTCTGTTCCCACATTAGTTGATAGCGATTCTTTAATCTACGATATTCAGGAACTACTTGCACGAACGAGCCGGCTTTGGATTCCTTGACACTGATCAACTCCATTGGCATTTCAATACCGTTGGTGGAGTTGAGTACAACTGAACTAGATTCAACGGGTGCCACAGCCATTAAGGTAGCATTGCGAATACCATATTGTTTCATACGCTCACGCAGTGGTTCCCAGTCCATACTAGGTGTAAAGTCTGTTAATTCATCGACACCGGTGTTGCGGCGTTCCCAAGGAAATACCCCCTTACCGTAGAATGTATATTCACTACGTGTGCAGGGGCCCTTCTCTTGGGCAAGCTCAACACTCATATCAGTAAGGTAATAGGCTTGGTGTTCCATCCAGCGTTTGACTTCGGCTAATGCTTCTTCAGTGCCATACTTGAAGTTGCGTTTGGCATGCCAGTAGGCTAAATTGGTAATACCGACACCTAGTGGTTCAAACTCTTTATTGGCCAGTTCGCTTTGCACTGACAAGAAGTCTTGATAGCTCAATAGATTACTCAATGAGCGTACTAGAACACGACAGGCCTTTTTCATTTCCTGAGGGTTACGGAAGGCGCCCCAGTTGATGCTGCCAAGAGTGCAAAGAGCAATTCGTCCCGTAGAGTCTTCAATTCTCTGGAAAGGTCTCGTGGGTAGAAGGATCTCTTGGCATAGATTGGATTGATAAATTGGATCAACTGTTGTATCAAATGGGCCCTGCGCGATGACATTGTCGATATTGACAAGGTATATGCGACCCGTATCAGTCCTTTCTTTAAGAATTTGATTTTTGAATATCTCATTTGCCGGTACAACTTTCTTTTTAATTGTCGGATGCTTTTCATAATTCAAATATAGTTGTTCAAATTCTTCTGTACTACGATAGTAGGCTTCATATAGGTCCGGAACTTCGTGCGGATCAAATAGTGTAATGGTTTGATTGTTCTTATAACGATTCCAAAACATCTTGTTGACTACCACAGAGTAATCCATTTGACGAACACGAGTTTCTTCAGTGCCTTGATTGTTTTTCAGTACAATAAGATCCTCAAATTGGTAATGCCAGATGGGAAAAGTAACTGTGCAACTTGCGTTACGAATCCCGCCCTGCGAGCAAGAGCGTAGGTCAGCAAACCATTTCTTCAAGAATGGTATCATACCCGTGTGTTTGATTTCTCCGTTGCGAATCGGTGCTCCTAAGGGGCGGATTCGGCCGATTTCTAGGCCAATTCCAGCTCGTTTTGAAGCATATTTGGCCATCATTTCGCCTGCGGCAAATATACTGTCCAGGGTGTCATCTGAGCTAATAAGCACGCAGCTTGAAAACTGCTTAGTGGTAGTGCCCAGCCCAGCCAATACTGGTGTAGCAAGGGTAAAGTGGCCATCGCTGGCACATTCATAGTATTCTTTAACATATTTTAATCTCTTGTCTTTGGGTTCTGCGTGGAACGCTGTGGCAGCGGCAATGGCATAGCGAACTTGGGGAGTTTCGTAGATGGTATTGGTGGCACGATTCTGCACCAAATACTTTTCTGTTAGCTGTGCGATAGCAGCATAGGTATAGTCTTCGTCTTTGCTATGGTCAATAAAGAGATCAATGATGTTCCATTCATCTTCTGTATACCAATCTAGCAGTTCGGGAGTATACATACCTAGGCTAACATTCTTCTTAACAATGTCAAATAATTTGGGAGGGGTATAACTACCGTAGACTTCTTTACGCAGCATACTGACACGCTGGCGCCCTGCTACGTATTGATAATTTACGTTGTTGATTTCTGGGTTTTCTGTTTCGTCTATTAAGTCCACCATGGCTTTAAGCAATAGTTCGTCTATTGTCTCTGTGGTCATGCCATCGTGTAGTTCTATCTGTGCTTTAATTTCCACCATGCTAGGACTGACACCGTCTATACCTGTGCAAGCATGGGCTACTTGTCTTTGAATCTTTGAAATATCGAGAGGAACGCTCTCTCCATTACGTTTGACCACTGTGATCATATGTTGTTTAGTAACCTTTTCTATTGTGTCGAGAATGATATTTACCGGGGGACTTCGACTTCAACTATATTTTCTAGGTAAAATGAATCGGGCACTTTTTCCAGTGCTACAGGACCATTATCATTGTAGTTAATAGCCCAAGAATCGTCGACACAGACTATATTATACTGTCTAGATTGGCTGCGATCTACTAAAATCCTAATGTTTATTACACTATTATTAAACTTTTTAGTCAATTTAAGTGTTTGTGCTATCATTAGAGCTTTGGTAAAGTCGTCATAGACATTTTCTGCTATGATTTCCCACGGTGTTGCCCAAGTCTGCTTGTTGAATGGATCTATATTTCTATTGTAGGGAACAAAGGGAGCATCTCGCCAAAAGTCCCACACTGCTTGTAAAGGGTCGTGAGACTCTTCTAATTCGGCACGATGATGTGCCCACGACTCTAGTCGGTCGTTGACATTTTTTTTAAACATTGATATTATTGTAGAATAGTAAAATTATATTCGAACTGATAGGTATTACTGTCAGTGTTATTACATGTTAGTATAACATAATTTTTATTGCCACTTCGATAAGGACTATTGGTTAAATCGGTAGAAAAATTCACTAGATTGGACGAATCTGGCACCAATTCTGAATAAGAGTATTCATCACCTACACTGGCATATCCGTCGCCGGTGATTACCATGGTTAATTTACCATTGCGAGTAAATGTAGAGTTATTGCTCAATGTGTATTCAAATAACACAGTTTGATTTTTACCAGTAAGACCTACATTTATTAAATTGGTTACTCCGGGGGCAACAGAAATATAATTAGGAACATGATACTCAACAACTCCGTTGCCTGCTACAATAGGGTAATTATAATTGGTATTAAGTGCCGTTTGGTTGTCAAAGAAATCGTCAACGGATCTATTGCCTAGACTATTAAAAATAATAGTAGAAGTACCTATATTTCTAAATGTGTTGTTGGTTGTTATACTATAAGAGTTAATTAAATTAGTTGCGGTGCCTAATAGTACGGCATAGTTAGTAACTTGTTGAAACTTGTTGTTTTCTATTAATGCATTTACAGGACCTACACCTAGACTTTCCCACAACTCGACACCACTGCTTACAGAAATAAAAGTATTATCTCTAATGGTAATTTTGTTAGATGTTCCTTGATCTTGATGTATAGCTGTTAATAAATTATTAAAATTACAGCGTTCGATAACAACATCTGACAACAACGATTGAGTAATGTCAGTAACAGTATTACTTCTAAATACAATACCAATTCCGGTACTAGACGATACTGAACTAGTTTCTAACTGTACATCGTTGATATAGGTATTTGTAACATTATCCAGATAAACCAACGGTGTGTTAGAAGTATTGCCAGCAGCATAACGTAAAGTCATACCTTCTAATCTAATACTGTTTGTTCCTGTGTTTACACCGCTGTCGAATGTATTGCCGCTGCCGTCCACTGTTTGGAACATGGGGATCGAACCAATTAACGAAATAAATGTACGATTTGATCCTTCACCTATCAAGGTAGTATATGGAGGAAGTTGAACAGCATTAGTACTAATGAACCAATAGCCTGCAGGAATCTTAATAGCTCTAGGTGCTAGGTCAAACGAGTCAGCTGGAATATTATTGACTACAACACCTTTAGGATGAGCGTGTGTACCTATGGCAGTTTGTAGTATTGCAGTAATATCATTGCCAGCAACTGGTGGCCAAATTCCACTCGGAGCAAAATCTGTTATGCTGACCCAATTGTCTAACTTTGTAGCCGCGCTGGTAGTTGTAGAAGCAAGTTGAGTAAACGGTATAACATCTCTATATCTATAAGAGCCGGCACTACCCCCGGACCCTCCGCCTATTAGGCTGACAAGATCGTGCTCAGTGAGTACTCGAGTGTTGTTATTATCAACTGCGCCTTCGGCAATACTCTTACCGATATAGAGATGCTGGGTATCTTCTGCCCAAGCAAATTCGCCGGGACTTAATTGAGGGATACCGGTAGTACCCTCTTGCCCTCTACGGACCTGAATCTTCGCCACCTCAAATACGGCCATAATTTATTCTCCAATACTCTATTTATCGCACCATACTCGCTTACCGTCAACTGATATAAATAAAAGTGTCAGTCGCGACACGCCAATGTCCACTGACTCTAACGCTTTGAAGGAGCATCAGCAATGATATTTATAGACAACAAATACACTCATTGGTATTACAGTATTGTAGCCAACGCCAATTCTCGTACACCTACAGGATATATTGAAAAACACCATATTATTCCTAAATCCTGCGGTGGAAGTAATTCAAAAGAGAATTTAGTTAAATTAACGCCAAAAGAACATTTTATATGTCATTTATTACTAGTTAGGATGACATCAGGAAATTTTCGTTATAAAATGGCCTATGCATTAAATCGAATGTTAACTACTAACGGCAATCAAGATCGTTATATTCCAACTTCTAGAAAATTTGAAAAAATTAGATTACAAATATCAAATTCTTTGAAAGGGCATCCATCTCCAATGAAGGGCAGATCTCATAGCGAAGAAACTAAACAGAAGATATCAAATATTCACAAGGGAAAACCCTCAGCACTAAAAGGAAAGCCTAAATCGGAAGAAACTAAACAAAAAATGTCCGAGGCTAGAACAGGTTATAAAATGTCGGATAGTGCTAAGAAAAAACTATCTGAATTTAATAAAGGAAAAACCTACTCAAAAGAATATAAGAAAAAAATGTCTGAAAAAACTAAAGGTAGGGGTGCTGGTAGAAAACTGTCAGAAGAGACTAAAGCCAAACTAAAAGATGCGTGGGCTAAACGGAAATTACTTAGTTAATTTGTAATATTCTTCAACTTTATCAAGCCACATATCTTGATATTTGTTAAAATCTTGGGGTAGTAGATCAAATTGTTGGTATACTTCGCCACCAGGCTTCATTCCATCATCACCCCTACTAACCATAAAGATATGTCCTTCACGCATATCAGTTCCATATGTATTGTTATGGGCCATGATATACGCCATGAGTTGCAGATAATAATCTTCAACCCATTCTGCTTTCTTTGGACGATTGGTTTGTTTGTAATCGGCAATACAAGGATTACCTTTATAAACGCACACTAGATCAGTTGTGCCCGAGTATAGTCCCTTATAGTATAGACTTTGTTCCATAGCCCATACTTCGTCAACGTCCTTTAATCCATTTTCGATAATAATATTTGCCATAGCATTGGCTTTAACGTGAACTGGATTATTTCCAGGTTGACGTTGTTCACCAATAAGAAATCGTTCTAAATTAGCATGAAGTCCGGTCCCAACCCCACTGGCTTCTTTGGTAATCTGTGCAGCCTTTTCCTCACCGATTCGTTTGCGCCATTCGATTAAGTGTGTTTGATCTTTGGTAGCACCAAGGATAGTGGTCACGCTGGGCAACGATTCTCCGTCGGGAGTTCGATACGATCGTTTGCGAGTTACAGGATCATTTACCTGTACACAGTTTTTATATTGGAATCGTTCAACGAACGGAGGAGGAGTAAATGTAGGTGTCATATACAGTTAATTATAACACCTTAAATCCTATTTGTATATATTATGGCAAATTTCTATTATGCAGTAAATGAGCCGCCGCCCTTGAATATGATCACAGTATTGCTTCCGTTGGTAGTTGATACTGTACAAGCACCGGTATAGCTACCGTGCCACGCTGATGTAGGCACAGATAGAATAACTACACCTGAACCGCCACTGCCAGAAGATCCCGGATTGCCTGAACCGCCACCGCCGCCGCCGGAACGTACTGACCCCGGTGCTCCGCCGGTTCTACTTCCATAACCGCCGCCGCCTACACCACCACCACCGGCACAACCTGCGCACCGTTTTATGCCACCGCCACCGCCGCCTGCGAAGTATACACTAGATCCGCAGATTGCGCCAACACCATATGCCGATGCTATACACGGAGTAATAAGTGAGGAAATCACCCCCGGACCGCCTGGGCCTGATTGACTGCAACTAATAATAGCGCTTCCCGGACCGCCTGCACCACCGCCCCCGCCCGACGGATGGTCATTGTAACCACGAGGTACGGCGCCACCTGGATAACCCTGGCCAGATGTTCCGCAGCCAGCACTATAGCTATGGCCGGCTCCGCAACCGCCACCGCCCCCGCCACCACTACCGCCCGGACCTCCATTGGAATTTTGTGCCCCGTAGCCGCCACCTATAGCAGTATAGCCAAAGGCAGAACTGTTATGACCATTATTTCCATTAGCAGAATAACTTGCGCTAATACCTGCACCGCCGGCACCTACTACAATGGTGTTTACAGAACCAGGTGTTAATGTTACAGTCCCTGCAAGCAATCCACCTGCACCGCCACCTGAACCTACACCAAGTCCTCCCGAACCGCCGCCTGCAACTATTAGGTAATTAACAGAAAGCGGAGTAACAGGAGTAGTCACTGTAGATGTGCTAGATGCCGGTCCGTTGCCTACGGCATTAGTGGCATATACCCTATAACTATATGTCGTGGTTTGATTTAAGCCACCGACTACAATCGTACCGGATGCTGAAGTATATACCGTGGTTATAATATTACCAGGATTGACAACTGCTGTGTATGATGTGATATTTGTATAACCCGTATTAGTAGGTGCAGTGTAAGTTATAGTAATCTGAGTAGAATTATCGGCAGTGGCACTGACTCCGGTAGGAACACCAGGAAGTGTAGCAAGTTGTATGGTGTTAGATGCTGTTGATTGTGCACCATCACCTATTAAGTTTGTGGCATATACCTTAAAGGTATAGCTACTACCTAAACTCAATCCGTTTACAGTTATACTTCCAGAAGCAGATGTGGCCACTGTGGCTGTAATATTACCAGGTGTACTAATGGCAGTGTAGGATGTAATAGGGAAACCACCGTTGCTAGCGGGAGCTGTATAGTATACAGTAGCAACCGTAGTACCTATTGTATTTGTAACACTAATACCTGTCGGAGCATTAGGCACCACACCTTCCGGTGCCGATGTCGAAGTCGACGATAGAGCGCTGTTGCCTACAAGGTTTGTGGCATAGACATTAAAACTGTAATAACTTCCTTGCGTTAGCCCTAATACAGTTATACTTCCAGATGCTGATGTAGCCACAGTGGCTGTAATATTACCAGGTGTACTAATGGCAGTGTAGGATGTAATAGGAAATCCGCCGTTATTAGCGGGTGCTGTGTATGATACAACTGCGTGTGTTGCACAAGACGTAGCGGTAGAACTGACACCAGTTGGTGCACCGGGAATTGTGCCCGCTGTGATTGAATTAGATTGACAAGAATAGCAGCCAGGGCCTCGCAGATTAATTGCAACAACTTTAAATGTATAGGTATTACCAGGAGTTAAGCCATTGAGTGTAACTGTGCCTGCAGAGTTTGATGTTGTAGATATCGCACCACAGTTTGATTTTATTTGATAAGAAGTTATAGGAAAACCACCGTTATTGGCAGGTGACGTATAAATTACCTGGGTAGATGTAGTACCTGTATTCCAAATAGCCGAACTTATTGTAGGGGCCTTCGGTGGTGTTAGATTACATTGTACCGCGACCGAACCACTAATTTTAATACCGCCAGATATATTCATATTCTTCCTCTACAGCGTATTTATAGCTTAATTAAAGGCTGTTTTAGCGTTATGAGCTGCCATTGAATCTACACCAGGACCGCCGCCGCCACCCTGAACGCCCTGTGAGGGTTCTTGGGGAGCATTTGGATCTTGTACAGTGGTGTTTAGAATAACTGTACCATCATCTTTGATGTCTTTGATAACATCACCTTGTGGATCAATTTGATTCTTAAGAGCAATCAATCCATCAGGTGTGCTGATGCCTAGGGCAAAAGGTCTTAATATATTTTGAACAACAGGCCAAGGTAGTTCACTGGCCTGTTGATGTCCGGGTTTATTAGCTAGTCCTTGGAGGACGGCTAGAACTTCTCTAGATCCTCCTTGGTCAACTTCAAACAATCTCATTTTGCTAAACGAGCAATGATACTGTGTGCTTCAGCTAGTCTACGAGCTGTGCGTTGTTGACGGCTTTCACGAAGACCGCGGCCGGCAGTTTCTGGTCCGCCAACAGCAGCATCGCTGGCACCAAACTCATCGCCTGGATTCATAGCATCAGGAGCACCGATATCTAGACCAGGTTCTTCGCCGGGCATACCGCCAGCCATTGGGTCAGCGCCCATAGGAGCAGCTGGCATGCCGCCGCCTGCTAGGCCAGCAACAGCATTGCTGATAGCTTCACGTTGTTGTGTTAGTGTTTCTAGTGTAGCACTCAAAGCAGGAGCAACAACTTGTTTGAATGCTTCGGCTTGTTCTTGACCAAAGTCAGCACGAATGCTGTCTGCTAGTTCAATAAGAGCCTTGGTTTGGTATTGTCCAACACGTTGCATCCAGCTGGTATAATCATTAACGATATCACCGGCGGCTGTGATTGTCTTGGCTTTGGCCTCTTCGTCTTCAGCTAGATAGAATTCTAAACTTTCATTTACAAAACGAACATTGTGTTTGAATTGGCTTTCTTCTAGTTTGCCAGCCTTGGCCATTTTAGCACGAACAGCACCTGCTACACGTTCTCCGGCGGCTTTTGAACCGTATTCCTTGGCGGCCTTTTTAGCCACCGCTTTGAAGCCAGTGGTCTTACCGTTGTTATGCTTGCCTTCGTCACGTTCCATCATAG